GGTAGTCAAGTTCTTTCTAACGTAGCAATTGGTCAAAATGGTACAGGTACACTTTATGCTTCTGACGCAAGTAACGTTGTCGGTGGAGCAGGTACTGATTTAGCCAACATTGCAGCCGATTCAGTTATTCAATATGTCACCTCATCAGGTTCTTTAGTAACTTTAGGTTATGTTGATACTGCAACTGGTGTAACATCTGTAGCAGTTGCGAACACTAAAAACACTGGCAACTTCGTCAGAACAACTGGCAACGCACAAACATTGTTTGAAAATCTACCAGTTACATTTGACGCTAACTTAGGTGGTCTAGTTACAGGAACTACTTATTTCGTATTGTCAATTGCTAACACATCTGCATTTACTGTTTCTACAACAGTTGGTGGTGCAGAAGTTGACTTGTCAGATGCAACAGGTACACCTAATGCGCTACAAGATACTACACTTCTAACTAATGATGCAAGTGCTAACCTCGCTGGTTCAGCATATGTATATGCAACTCCAGAAGCAGGTTTCATTGTTCGTCAGAAGGGCAAGACAAAGTACTTAGTAACAGGTGCAACAACTGGTCTAACAGCACAATGTTTCACTGCTAACGTTGCCAATACAGCGTTGACTCCAAACACAATGACTATTACAGCAACCTATGCCAACACAGCAACAAGTAAGGTTTCATCATTGAATGATTATAATTCAGAGGTGTTCCCAGCACAAGTAGCAGCAGCATCATTAGTAGCAGGTACAGTATATACCATCTATAACGCAGGTAACACTAACTGGACAGCAGTTGGTGCATTTGCTAATATGACTGGTATTACATTTACTGCAACAGGTTCTGGTTCAGGTTCAGGTACAGCAGTTCTTGCAAATGTAAATCCTGATGTAATCGCATCATTCAACTCAGCAATCGTTGCGAACGCACAGGCATCTCTACCACCTGTAGTAACTATTACAAACAGTTAATAGGAAATAGAAAATGCCAGCAGCAGTTAGAAAGAAATTTGAACAAACTGTTACAGATGTAGCAGTGTTGCAGTTAGAAGTTCGTAACCTTCATGACAAGGTTGATGAACTTAAAACTGATGTAAAAGACCTGCATGATTGTTTGGATCGTAATATGGCTGAGACTAGAGAATTTTTAAAAGAATTCCAAGAAGGTCAAACCAAACAACATGAAGAATTAGCAGACAAAGTATCTAGTATTGAAAAGATAAAATGGATGCTAATGGGCGCAGCAGCAATACTGGGCGCTACAGGTGTTGAGGCAGTTCAAATGTTTCTAACAAGTTGATAATAGTCAATATGACTAGTAAAAACGGGGCTTTATGCCCCGTTTTTATTTTGTGAGAGTTGCTAGTTTTTCTTTAACGATGTCTATATTGATAGTGCTAAACAGTCCGGGATGCATGGGTTTAGGATGTTGCCCATCTCCTATCCAAGCATAACCTACATGTTCATCATTTAAATCAGGAACAAATTCCTCATCTACGGCGCAGAAAAAGGTATGATACGTAAAATTATTATTGACAAACTTTTGGATTGGTATTAATTTTGCATCTTGTGGGAAATATCCAATTTCTTCAAAGCATTCACGCTCTAAACCCTCTAATAACGTTTCATTTTTTTCTATTTTTCCCCCGGGCACTCCCCAAGAATAGTTTGCATCTGATCTTAGTAGATATAAAAACCGCGCAGTAGATTTACAATAGAAGAAAAGTCCTGCGGAAATATTTTTCATTCAATAATTTTAACAGTTGTGAAATTAAAGTACAATACTATAGTCGCCCTGATCGTACCAACCTTCATAAGATTTCATCCATTGCCCTTCTTGTTGTACATATCGGTATTGTATATTAGTCGTCAGATTGGTTACATACTGTACGGTTGTTGATTCGCTTGCATCAAAAGATACGGACCATGACATGGTCGCTGAACTAAATTGGATAATATCGTTTGCGCTTGCTACTAAATCGCCCCATGCAGCAGTTGGGCTACCTTCGCTACCTATATCTTCAACAATTAAATATCTGCGCCCATTGATAGGTCCTGGCAAACCGAAATTTGGACCTTGTGTGATTGGATTAATCACAGCATCTACAGGATCAAGGGTGTTTTGTGGTAATGTATCTTGGTCAATATCATATATTAAAATTCTATCATCTAACGGATCTTGTACGATAGTACCTACAATATCATCTTCCATGTAAGGGTTCTGTAACCAAATTTGACTAATGCCTGGTTTAAACTTGCCATAAACGTTCAACAAACTTGTCCAATATAAATTAGTATTAGGAGGTACAGGTTCTTCTAAAGTAGAGTTAGATGGATTAAATGCTTCATTTGCAGGAAGTAACTGTAATCTATTACCTATCAATAATAATTTATATCCATATGGTGTTATCTTTTGTCTTGTTCCTAATAATAAATCTTCATCTTGTATATCTTGTAAAGCCTTGCCTTTGTAAATGCTTGCGATAATTTTGTGAACAACACCCATCTTTTTAAGTTTGCTGCTTGTGCTTATCCATATAGGTAAATAAAATTTCCAACTCATCACATCAATAGGATTATTATTGCCGATCGGAATGCTACGTGAACTAAAAGTTAATCCATCTTGATAAACTACAGTTAGTGAAGTCCAATCAACGAAATTGTCAGTGCTTTGAATTTCAAGGCTAGGATTGAATAGTGTACCTAACTGCTCAATCAATTCTAATTTTTGATTATAGTTTGTAGTCCAAAAATCTACTTGCATTCTTAATGTATAAGGAACTGGCATTAATCTTTCAATCGTAAATGCTTGTCCTTGCACTTCTTCAAATGTCTGTGTTTCTTGATTATACTGTCTCTGTCTTACGTTAAGCCTGTCAACAAAGAAAGGCTCTTGTGTTCTACGTTGATCATATTCTAATCCAGTAATAAAGTAAGTAATGATAGGCGCACTAGGTAATGTGCTAGCACTATTATTTGCAATTATTGTTGAGACTTGCCTGCTTTGATCACCATACATTACAGGTACACGAACAAGTATATCATTGCCATTAGGATCTTTACCTTTAGTTACATACCAGTTACTAAAGATTTTTGCAAACTGTATCAAGAATCTGCGTATTTGATTATCGTAAAAAAATTGTGCCATGAATCACTCTTATGGTTTAGGTGGTAAGTTATCTGGTGCTAACTCAAGTATACTTGATAATGGTTGAGCAGACGGTATTAACTTCTCTTCATTATTGCTATAAATTACTGCCTCATTATTTATGAATTGTGATAACTGTGATTTATCAGTCGCGGTCATACCTGTTTCTGTTCTTACATTAGTAGAAATACGTATCCACAATTTTCCGTCCCAGCGATATAAAATTTGTGGACTATAATCAATGCGTAAGAAGTAATCACCTACTTGTGGATTTTGCGGGAACGCTATACCAGCGCCGCTTGGTAAACCATTAGGTGCTGTGCCGTCACCTGATAGATAACCAGTTTCATAACCAAAACTTCTAGGAGTTGATCTAACTATATATTGGAATGCAGGATCGCAGTCTGCGCGCCAATCCATTTCAGTGCTTATAGTTCCAGTAAACCCTGGCTGTGTAGGATCAGCATCAGCAGTCGCATATGTATTATCAGCAGTACCATATGGGCCAGTGATCGGGCCCATTGATTTTACTGTGAGTATTTTATCTCCTTCAATAAATCTTCCGCCGGATTTACTTTCAGGAGGAGGTGTTTCTATAACTTCTAAATGTGTTTGCACAAACTTATCAAGTTTATCGGACAAGTCTGTGTCTGCTGTCATATCCCAAATATTCTTTAATGCTTCTTTAGATACTCTTAGACCTATGCTAGGATTTTTGTATTTGTAATTACGCATGTAAACAACTGTACCAACAGTTGTGCTTGGTGCGCCACCACTATAAGTTACTACACTTATAGGAGGTGCTGGTTGATTTAATCTACCAGACGGAACGTTATTATTTTCATATACGCCGTATGTTGGTACGACATACATCTTGCTATTGTCATATCCTGCTTTAGGTAATATTCTTTTTGCTTCATCAAGTTGCGCATTATTGATTTCAATATTTTTATTATATGTAGCAAGTATATCTTTAAGATTCTGATTAGGATCAAGTTCCCAATATGTAGGATTAGGAGGCTTTATGCCTGCAGGTACTTCAATCTTGCTGATATAGTTTTTGTCACCAAAACTTATAACATAGCCAGGTGGGTATACTTTGTTCGCGTCCCAATCTCCGAGATAATTGTCAGTATTGATTGGCTCTTTAAGTATATTGCTAAACTCTTGACTATCAATCAGTGGTTCGCATTTGATACGCCACAAGTGTGGATACCATGTCTGACTAAATCCTTCACTTGCGAAGTTTGCATCTGTGATCTGATAGAAACGTTTCAATGCTACTGGTATAGTTTCTTTCAATGGGTTGTAATCAAGCAAGTGTGGTAGTTCTAACACATCTCCAACCATGAGTTTTCGTCCGATAATATCAATCATGTCGTTGTAATGTACGACAATAAAAATAATATCATTGTTTAAAAATAAACCAAACTGGCTTAAATCAAAATCTAAATTCTGTACATTGTATTGCCCACGTAGCCTGTAAATATTAGGATCATACTTTCTATCACGATTTTCCAAAAATAGTAAATCTTGTATCTGTGTAGGGTCTGGTGAAATGTATTGTGGTTGTGTATAGTCCGGACTAGGTGTCTGTGCTTCAGGGCCTAAATACTTGTGTATGTATAAATCTGTCCCGCCCACAGTTAGTGTTTCGGATATCGTTCTATCCAAGTATCTGTAATCATTCTGTTTGGTAGGGCTATATAGCGACAGTTTGGGCATAGTAGTATTTAGTATAAAAATCAATGACTTACAAAGGTATTGACTTTAGCCCTGTTTTAGCGTAAAATATATAAATTAGTGAAACAACGGAGTTGTCATGGTAAAGCACAAAGTAGAAATCAGAGAGTT